ATTCGTCAATTGACATGTCAATTGTAGAAATGGGTTCTTCGATAGCTTCACCGTCTACGATAGTATATGCACGGTGTAGTTTGTGATCGAGTTGTACGGTAATACCGTTTTCAAACTCGTAAGTACTAGTTTCTTGTGCCTGATTGTGTGAGCACGTCCATGTGGTGATAAGTGGATCATTCATTTTTGTGTGGTATTTGGTGAGTTATTAAAGCATTTTTTGCACTGGTCGATACTGTTGCATTCACAACCGGTGCAGGGGATAAAATAGCGTGTCATGATTTGTGTCTTGCTTTTTCATTAATTACAAATGAAATACTCATGCCTACAATGAAAATAATTGCAATTAGAAAGGGAGCTATTGAGTTTTCCATTAGTCTATTTTGAATTGTTTAAAGATTTTGTTTTCGGGAATAATATTCTGTATATCCAGCATTCGGCTGGCGGTTTCAAGTTCCGAACGTTTAAAGTAAACCTTAGCTCGTTCGTGGTTTCCGGTTGGATATCCTACTATCCAGCGCTTTGTTCTCCAATCGTCAATTAATCTTTTTGTATATTTTTTGATTGCTTGTTTTTCGGTGATAATTTCGGAGAGTAAGCCAAGTTCATTGAGCGTATTGAATACGCCTATCTGCATTGAAGCAGTGATGATTCGTTCTAGTTGTGCTGTTTCCATTTTGGGCGGGTTTGATAAATACCTAATTGCGAGTTGGACTTTCATTTCTCAAACACCCTGTAACGCTTTACAGAGTTGCCTTTTATTAGTAGTTAGTTTGTTATATGTTAGTTATTCGAATAAGTTTTTTTGCTTTGCATAAACAATAAATTCTGCAAGCGTATGTGAGTTGGTGCGCTTGAAAACATTTCGTTTGTGTGTCTTTACAGTTTCAATGGAAAGGAATAGTTTGTCTGCGATCTCTGGAACTTCTAATCCATCGTAGTAGCACCGCATTACCTCTATTTCACGACTCGATAGACTAGAGTTGAACTTCGGTTTGCATATTACTCCCTCATGGCAGCATTCGCCACGTAGCGGGCATTCTACCTCTTCAAAATTCAGGTTTCCGAATTGGTCAATATCCATCATGCTATCGAACTTACCCCAGTTGCATTTTATGAAGCGTAGCACTACACGGTATTCAAAATGAGGGATATTCAATCTTTTTTTATCAAATACCTTTGAAAGCTCTTTCAGTGCTTCAGGATAGAACTCTGAAAGTTTCTCCATCATTTGTCCTACAAATTCACGGTCAGATTCATTGAACTGTCTCGTTCCGTTCGCATCGCTTATCATTACACCTCCTTTAGGGGTTAGGTAGAATTCTATATTTTTCATATTAATCGAGTTTTTCGGGTAAGATTGGAAATAAAGCTTCTGTAGTACAGCTTAGTAAATCAGCTATCACTTTTTTCAGTTTATCAGTTGGAGGTTGCGAGGTTCCAAGGAACCACCGGCGCACTGATCCGGTTTCACGGCATGTAGCTTTAGATACCTTTTTCAAAAGAGTTTCACGCAACCCGTTGCGTTTAGGCAAGTTATCCCAATACTCTTTAATAGGTAAATTTTCCGTGTTTGGAATAATTGTTTTTAATTTTTTCATTTTTTATGTCTATATTTGCAGTAATAAATATATGTCTGTTTACACGTTGCAAATATAAACGTTTTGTTTGTAACAACAAACGTTTTGTTTGCTTATTTTCCAATTATTTTCAAAATAATTTCTATATGTCTGATTTAGAGAGAGTAAAAAAGGTGTTTGAGTACCTAAAATCAAACAAATACTTTAGAAATCAACAAGACTTTGTTGAAAGAATAGGCTCGGATAAGGCAACTGTGTCCCAAATTCTGAATGGAAAGAAAGAAATAAGCAAACAATTTGTTTGTAAAATAGCAGAAGCGTTTCCAGTTATTTCAGAAGAATGGTTGAATGGGGAGGATGTTGATATGCTAAATCCCTCGAATCCTATTGTGTCATCTCCAAGCTCTGCATATCAAAAACCATCTGTAGAGGTAGAATTGAGCGACGTTATTAAGAGCCAGCGGTCCATTATAAGTAGTCAGCAATCGACAATAAATAAACTGACTGATATCATTTATGAAATGACACAAAAGAAATGAACGCTATCCTCGAAATACGATTCAATAGATCCGGATCAAAGAAAATGAATAAGGCCGATGAGCTTGCGTGCAGGCTAGGAGCAAAGCAGCGTGGATTGAAGTATCATATTGAATTCACGGATGCAAAGGAGATATTCTATAAATGGGAGCTGATAAATGCATTACTGAATATAATTGATAAATGGAAAGGATTTGAAATATACTATTTAGGATATTTATGTGTAGTGAATAAAGAGTACAGGAGGTTATTTTACGCATTGCAAGATATGAAGAAGTGCTACTTCTACTACAATGAGAAAGGCGGCTTATTCCACTGCGAAAACTTTAAATTTGGGTGCCGTTTTATTGAACTAGAGTATTCGAATGATAAACTGGATATGCAAACAGAATTGACGCTTGACAGCGAAATAAATCAGAAGAAATTAGATGCGTGCCCGGCATTCGATAGGCAGCGGGTTCTTGACTCAATTGTAAACAAACACATACGAACTATTATAATGAGTAATTGACTATGAAAAGGCTGCTATTAATACTATTGTGTATATTCTCGCTATTTGGCTGTGGTGTATCGTCTAGTGACAAAAAACAAATGGAAACTAAATTATTCGTTTGCTTACTTGATAAATATGGAAAGACTGACATTTACACCTCTAACTACAGTGTCACCATCTCAAGTATGAATAAAGAAGAATATGTTTACGGTGGTAAATATTGGGGCGTATTTAACTGCCAATTTGAAAACGGGAATGATAAAGTGATGATAAGTGGAACTACATCTTTTGATGAAAATATGGATATAGTGACTCTTAATGAGAATTATGGGAAAGACAAATTAGCCATAGATATTAATTTGATATTTATAAATAATAAAGAAGTAAGAGACGTAAATCACAGTAAATATGTTCTCGATTGCTTTGCAAATAGGAATAACTACTCGAAATAATACATGATAATGGACGATAAAGATAAAACAATTGCTCTCCAAACTAAAAAGATTGAAGAGCTAAGCAGCAAAAACCGAGCAATGGAGCAAGAAATTGCATTACTAAATGAAGAAATACTCCGTCTAAAAGCGTCTAAATAGACGTCTAAAATGGTCTAAAAAATAGGGGCGTACTTGAACTATCTTTGACATTTTTATTTTCACACATACAACTCGCTAGCAATTAGCCGAATAAATGTAATCGTTTCCTGCTTTGGGAGCAGGGGGTCGTGGGTTCGAATCCCGCTACCCCGACAGAAAGAAAAGGCTGTATTACAGTCGATTACATATAAAGCGAGTTGGCACAATTTTGTGTCCCTCGCTTTTTTTGTCTAAAAATGTCACTATTTTAGCTTAATAATGGCAAATAAAGCGATAGTTTACTTGAACTATCTTTGAAGTCTTTTTGAGGTTGGCACAAAATTGATTATTACCAGTAATTAATCAATTAAACTCAACAGTAAAATGGCAACTTTTAAAGCAGTGGTTTTCTCCACTAAGAACCACATTAAAAACGATGGTACTACAAACATCAAAATCCGGATCTATCACAATACAGATTCGCAATACATCTCAACTCCTTTTTATATTGAACCCGAATACCTGGGCGACGATGGTAATGTAACTTCGACTTCCGATAGTTTCGAGCTCCTAAATTTTGAGCTTGGCGAACTGATTCAAAAGTACAGAGGCGTAACACTGAAGCTTGGCGCCGAGCGAATGTCGCGTATGAGTTGCATGGAAGTGAAAGAACAGATTATTGCAGCCAGCGAACCGGACTACGAATTCATTGATTTTATAGACTTCTCCAATAAGATTATAGCTCGTAGTAAAAAGGGTACAGCTGACTGCTACAAAACAGCCATTAATGCACTAACATGGTTTTATAAGCGGACAAAGATTGATGCTCGAGATATTACATCAGTACGGCTAAATGAATTTATGGCACAGCTGGCCATTAAAGGCCAAAACGACAAACCGCTTGAGCCTGGTGCGATAAGTAACTATTTGCGATCTATCCGGGCGCTGTACAATAAATGCAAAGCACATTATAATGATTCTGACTTTGATATTATCAGGATCCCCAACGATCCGTTTTCAAAAGTAAAGATACCGGTGTATCGCCGGAAGCGAAAAAATGTGTCGTTGCAAAATATCAAACTTATTCGCGATGCAAAATTTAAAACGCTTCAGGCTAACTTAGCCAGGGATATGTTTATGATTATGTTCTATCTGATGGGGATAAACATAACTGACTTATATAAGCTCGAAAGCATTAAGTTTGGACGTATTGAATATGAGCGTACGAAAATGGATATCGAGGACAAAGCGGACCGGTTCCTTATGTCCATAAAAGTAGAACCTGAATTGCAGATATTGCTTGACAGATATAGCGTGAATGGGGAATTACTTTCCTATATAAAAAATCGTTATAGTTCCTCTGATGGGTTCATGAAAGCAGTAAACGAAGGACTTGAAACGATATGCACCGAACTGAAAATACCAAAGATAACTACAAACTGGGCGCGACATTCATTTGCTACGCTTGCACGTAATAATGCTGGTGTAGCCAAAGCCGACGTTGATTTCTGTCTTGGACATACGAATAATGATTATAAAATGGCCGATATCTACATAGCGATAGACTACAGCATTTTTGACCGGACAAATAGAGCGGTCATCGATCTACTCATTGACAAACCAAAGAAAAAATCAAAAAAGTTGCAGAAAAGTTTGGTAGTATAAAAATAATACCTACTTTTGCATCATTCAAAACGCGAGTTGGACTTTCATAGTAATATGAGGTCTAACTCGCGTTTTGCGTTATACCCACCTCACTATTTTCCTCAAACACTCTCACACTTTACCGAGCACCACTCAAAACTACGGTGCTATGGATACTACAAATACATCATACATTAGATTTTTAGAATCAAAACAAAAAAATATTTATACTACAGGTATAAATATAAAATTTGATGAAATAAATAAATCTTGTTTCGATTTTCAGAAACATTGTATTCAAAAATCACTAAATAAAGGCGCTTTTGCTTTATTTGAGGATTGCGGTCTTGGAAAAACATTACAGCAACTAGAATGGTGTAAATGGGTTTCAAATTTTACAAACAAACCAGTTCTTATTCTAACTCCTTTATCAGTTGTAGGTCAAACCATCCAAGAAAGTTTGAAATTTGGATACATAAAGGCTGAAAAACTATCAATAGAAAATCAGGATAGATTAAATCCAATTACATATATAACAAATTACGAGCAACTAGAAAATATCGATGCTAGTCTGTTTTCTGGTATTGCACTTGATGAAAGTTCTATTTTGAAAAATTTTGAAGGTAAAACCAGAAATTTAATAATAGAAAAATTTGCTTCGACTCCATTCAAATCTTGTTGGACTGCTACTCCATCCCCAAATGACCCTATGGAACTAGGGAATCACTCTGAATTTTTAGGAATAATGACACGAAATGAAATGCTGTCTATGTATTTTGTACATGACGGTGGTGATACTTCTAAATGGAGAATCAAAGGCCATGCAGAAATAAAATTTTGGGAATGGGTTTCAACATGGGCTATAATGATAAATAAGCCTTCTGATATTGGATTTTCAGACGATGGATATAATTTACCTCCTTTAAATATGATTGAAAAGACTATACAGACAGAATGCAGAGAAAATGGAATGCTTTTCAATGAAATAGCTGTTAGCGCAACAAATTATAATGCAGAACTTAGAATGACTAAAATTCAGCGCATGGAAGAAGTGATTCAAATAGTAAATAATTCTGATGAAAACTTTATTATCTGGATAAAACAAAATGAAGAAGGTGATTATCTAAAAAAAATGATACCAGGATCAATTGAGGTAAAAGGGTCAGATTCTATCGAATATAAAGAAAACAAATTGCTTGGGTTTGCCAATAATGAATTTAGGGTATTGATTACAAAAACAAAAATAGCACAATTCGGACTTAATTATCAGAATTGCGGGAATCAAATATTTGCTTCATTAGATTTTTCATTTGAATCACTTTATCAGGCTATAAGACGTTCACATAGATTTGGCAGAAAACTTCCAGTTAATATCTACATAATAACTACAGACACAATGCAAAATGTAATTCAAAATATTAAGCACAAACAAATACTTTTTACAAGAATGCAAAATCATATGATTGTAGCAATGAAAAAAGTTTCAGAATCGACATTTTCAAAAAAGGAATTCAAAGAATGTAAAATCCAATTACCAACTTTCATAAAAATAAATTAAATGATACGAAATCAAACAATTACAGAAAATTTTGCTCTATACAATGGAGACTGCGTAGAGGTTACCCCTATGATACCATCAAATTCAGTTGGACTAACTGTTTTTTCCCCTCCATTCGCGTCTTTATACACTTACTCTGATGAAATTGCAGATATGGGTAATTCTAAAGACTATAATGAATTTCTATTTGCTTTTAGTTTTTTAGTAAAAGAAATATTTAGAGTTACAATGGACGGAAGGAATGTATGTGTTCATTGCATGGATATTCCTATTCAAAAAGGTAAAGAAGGATATATAGGGCTACGTGATTTTTCTAATATGATTAGAGAAACATTCGAGAATGAAGGATTTATTTATCATTCTCGAGTAACTATATGGAAGGATCCAGTAGTGGAAATGCAGAGAACTAAAGCACTTGGATTATTGCATAAACAAATAAAGAAAGATTCAACAATGAGCAGGGTTGGATTACCAGATTATATACTCGTTTTCAGAAAAGATGGAGATAGAGAAAATCCAGTTAGATGTGATATATCGGTAAATACATGGCAGAAATATGCTTCTCCTATATGGATGGATATAAATTATTCTAATACATTAAATTTAAAAGGTAGCCGTGATGAAAAAGACGAAAAGCATATTTGCCCACTTCAACTGGAAACTATAGAGAGGCTTATAACTCTATATTCTAATAAAGGAGACATTGTATTCACTCCATTTGCTGGTATAGGTTCAGAGGTATATGAAGCAATATTACTTGATCGTAAAGGAGTAGGTATTGAACTAAAAAAAAGTTACTACGATAGAGCAGTTGTAAATTGCCAAATTGCGGAAGAGTCAAAAAATCAAAAAACATTATTTGAATAACTAACAATTAAACAAAATCATTATGAAAATTACAGTTCAAAAAAATGAGTTTTATAATAAACTCAAGATGGTAGGTAAAGTGGTAGGTTCGTCAAAGACAATGCCACAAGTAGAAAACTTTCTATTCGTTATCGGTACGGACTTCATTGTAACCGGTTCGGACATCTCCGGTATTATCAGCGGTAAAGTTAGCACTGTAGCCATTGAAAACCCAAAAGGAGCCACAATCAAGTTACTCGTTGAAAAAACGATTATGAACGCCCTAAAGGAGTTGCCGGAACAACCAATTGAAATCACTATCGACGAACGCACGCTTCGCATTACCGTTGCGTACAAAAACGGAAATAAAGATGGTGACGGTGTATTTGCTATTCAAGGTAAAGATGCAGCTGCTTTTCCCGAAATGAAAGTAGATGACGAACGTACTGAGGTGCGTATCGAAAAATCAGTACTTATCGAAGGATTCCGATCCGTTATGTCATTTGTGGCAAACGACGAACTTCGCCCGGTAATGGGTGGTATCTGCTTCGAGGCAAAAACAGATAACCTGGTGTTTGTTGCAACTAATAGTCATATACTATCCTTGCGTGAATATCCGGTTAGTGAATACCCTGAATTTTCGGCTATTGTTCCGGCCAAGGCTGCAAAACTTATTACTGATATTCTTTCCGAATCGAAAGAAGAAGAAATACAAGTAAGTATTTCAAACAAAAATATTTCGGTGAATACCGAAAACTATTCAATGACCTACAGACAAGTAGAGGGTCGTTATCCGGCTTATCGTAATGTGATCCCTAAAACTCACAATACAAGCGTGAAAGTATCTTCCGAAGAAATTCAAGCAGTTATTCGCCGGGTTTCGGTATTCGCCAATAGCAGTTCTCATTTGCTCATAATGAACGTAAATTCAGGTAATTTACAAGTAAATGCCGAGGATGTAGACTATAGCGTTAGCGCAAATGAAACGCTATCTGCTGAAGTAGTTGGAAATCCTTTAAAGATAGGATTACATGCCGGGAACATGAATGAAGTACTTGGATCGTGTACGTCCGATGATTGCATCATTGAACTGATTAATGCCAATAAGGCAGCTATTATTCGTCCGGTAGGGGTTGACGGAGTTACTTTACTTATTATGCCAATGCTAATAAATAACTAAAATCATGGGACAAGCATCAAATTCATTCAAACAAACCATACAGTCATATTTAGAAAACCGTGCGCAAACAGATAGTCTGTTTGCCACGAAGTTTGAAAACACTAAGAAAAATATAGATGACTGCTGTACCTACATCTTGAACACAGTAAAAACAAGCGGTTGTAATGGTTTTTCAGACGAAGAAGTATTCGGCATGGCTGTACACTACTACGACGAGGATAATGTCAAAGTCGGATCACCAGTGAAAGCTACAGTAGTAGTAAATCATACGGTTGAAATTACTGAAGAAGATAAAGAAGAAGCTCGAAAAGCTGCTATCAAAAAACTTCAGGACGAAGCGTATGCCGGACTAACGAATAAAAAGCCGGCTTCTAAAAATAAACCCCAGGTTCAACAAAATAGCTTATTTGCAGATGAAACCGAGGACGAAGCTACAATTTGAAGTACTTGAGCAAACAAAGTATCTTCCAGATATAAAGGATAAAGTTCTTAGTTGGGCAAAAGTAAGCTGTTTAAAACACTTAGGTTATGCTACAAAGAACCGTGTTATTTGCCTTGATTGCGGACAAAAGTTTCCTACTTCATTGGTAAGTAGGAAACGCGCAATTTGCCCGCATTGTGCCACAAAACTAACGATAGTCGAAACTCGCGATCGTACGCTGAAACAAGATATTTATGTGGCTATTGCTCAAACGTATTACGATTATCAGGTTATACGGAACTACGAACTGATTTCGCACCACAAGGCTGATAATGAAACTTCATATTCATTTTTTGAGGTTCTTCAGCACTGGATCCTTCCAAATGGAAAACGTGAAGTAATAGCACGTAACCATACTACTAACTGGTATTGTGATTCGTGGAATGGATATTTAGAAATACGGAATAAAAGTGATGAGCGTAAATACGATCTCTATCCGTCAGCTTTTCACCCTGATTCTGAATTTAAGCCGGAATATGCGAAGATTGGTATAAACCATAATTTGCAGGGTGCAACAGCATTGGAAGCGATAAAACATATACCAACTGATCCGTATGCTGAAACACTGCTAAAGGCAAAGCAATACTCGTTATTGAGTTTGAGAATGACTAATAGATGGGACGTTGAAAATAAGTGGTCTTCCATTAAAATTTGCATGCGTAACAAGTATATAGTGAAAGATGCAAAGATTTGGATTGATTACCTGGACATACTTAAGTACTTCAAAAAAGATTTGCTGAATGCTCATTTTGTTTGTCCTACTAATCTAAAAAAACAGCATGATATTTATGTTAAGCGCAAACGCCGGGCAATGGATGTAGAGCAAATGAAACGCGATTATATAAGGATCCTGCAATATTTTGGAGAAGAGATTGGCAAAGGCTTTATTTATCCTAAAAATCTGAAAAAGCAATATCAACTACTAGTTGAGAGACATAAGATTGATAAGCTTGAAAAACGGAAAATAGAACTTTCTGAATTAGATTTTAAATACAAGGAATTTATCAAACAATTCATTGATTTAGAATTTGCAGATAAGGACATTAAAATCATTCCGCTGGCTAGTATTGATGAATTTAAAGCCGAAGCAGAAGCCTTGCATCATTGTGTATATTCCAATGAGTATTTCAAGAAAAAGGACTGCCTTATCCTTTCTGCAAGAATAGGTGACGAACGTATTGAAACTATTGAAATAAACCTGAAGTCGAACAAATTAGAGCAATGCAGTGGCACCCATAATCAAAATAGTAAATACCACGATCGTATTGTATCGCTTGTGAATAGGAATATCAAGCACATAAATAAGCGTGTACGGACAAAACAAACGGCTTAGACTATGAATGATACAACCGGCTTACAACGTGTAGGCGACGTAATACTTGCCTTATACCCGCAATTAAAAACAAAATAAGAATGGCACGACAAACTAAAATAAAAATAACAAAAGATGATTATTATGAACTCGAAGTTTGGAAAAATGAAATTCCAGAAGTTAGTATTTCTTTAGGCATTATTGATGAATTTAAGAAAAGAAATGAAATTGTATTTTCATTAAATAATGAGGACTTAGATTTACTCATTAATGCATTAATTGAATTAAGATACGAATAAATTAATCCTATGGCTTTAAGAGATCAACCATATTTACCTTTATATATTCAGGATTTTCTAACCGATGAAAAGCTTGCTGAATGTTCATCAAGTTCTACAGGTGTCTATATTCGTCTGATGTGCTTAATGCATAAGTCAGATGATTATGGTAAGATTTTGCTAAAGCCTAAATACAAAAAAAGCGATAAGCAGGTAATCAATTTTGCTTCTCAAATTTCAAAACAAATGCCTTACGATTTCCAAACCGTGACTAACGCACTTGTGGAGTTAGTAGATGAAAAAGTTCTACTGATAGAGGGTGATGTTATAATCCAAAAGCGAATGGTGAAAGACAATGAATTGAGTAGTAAACGATCGGCTGCCGGTAAAAAGGGAGGTGATAAATCACTTGGAAAACAAGAAATTTTTGCTCAAGCAAATGCTCAAGCAAAAGTGCAAGCAAACACTGAATATGAAAATGAAGATGAAATTGAATATTCTCATTCAGAAAATGAAGTAATTTATGCTGAAAATTTTGAAAAAACATTTCATGAATCAATTAAATGGATAAATAAATATTCTGAAAACAATAAAATTGATGAGATTGAACTTAAAAAACGAATTGATGAATTTATTATTCACCTAAGCAATCAAAGAACAATATTTAAAACATATTCTGAATTATTTATTCATTTCAATAATTGGCATAACAAAAAATACAACTATGACGAATCAAAAAAACACGAAAAACAGGTCTACGACTAACAAATAACAAAAATGGCTGAAAAACGAAATTATACAAAGAAGCCGGTTAGTAATATACCTATTCCGGCCAATGAATTTGGCAAATTACCACCGCAGGCACCTGAATTGGAAGAGGCTATACTTGGAGCAGTAATGATCGAAAAAGATGCAATTGAATTGATAGATCTTCAACCTTTAGATTTCTATAAAGTTGCACATCAAAAGCTATTTCAAGCTATTTTAAATCTGAAAAACCGACAGAATCCGATTGATATGCATACGGTAACGGAAGAACTCCGCAGAACCGGTGAAATTGATGATGTTGGTGGTCCGTATTACATAACCTTACTCACTGCCAAAGTAAGCTCTGCAGCGCACTTACAATATCACTCAATTATCGTTAAGCAGAAATCTATTTCCAGGCAATTGATTGAAATGAGTAGTACAGCTCAGACAATGGCATTTGATGATAAAGTGGATGTGGTTGATATTATTGATTTTGTTGAAAAATCATTTACTGAAATAACAACCGGATCCATTGAGTCGGATTCAAGTACCATGAACGATGCACTGAATGAAACACTCGACTATATCTCAGAAATTCAACGAAAATTCAATGAAGGAATTGTAAACGCTATTCCTACCGGGCTGAGAGGATTGAACAAAGCAATGTATGGAGGTTGGCAGGCTCCTGATTTGGTTATCATTGGTGGCCGTCCGGGAATGGGTAAAACTCAGTTTGCTGTAAGCTTTGCCAAAGAAGCCGGCTCGACAGATAACGACTGTTTGTTTGTAAGCATTGAAATGACAAAGATACAGCTGCTCCTGCGTATGATTACCGAGGACGATGGTATTGACTTCGACAGCTTGAAAACCGGTAGGCTTACGACACAAGAATGGGCATTAATTGAATCACGTGTTTCGGACCTCATTAATCTTAAAATAAATATTGCTGACGATGACAAGATTAAAAACCTTAGCAATATAAAATCACTTGCTCGTAAGCTACACCGACAAGGTAAGTTGAAAATGATGGTGATTGATTATTTACAACTTATTGAAACAAATATGAAGTTTCAAACTCGAGATTTAGAGGTCGGATATATCACTCGTCAGTTGAAGAGCCTTGCAAAAGAGCTCAATATACCAATTCTGCTGCTCGCTCAGCTAAGTAGGCCACCAAAGGGGATGAAAGTAATGACTCCGAAGCTTGATGACCTTAGAGAGTCAGGAAATATTGAACAGGATGCTGATATTGTTATTTTCCCTCACCGTCCAAGTTACTATGATCCGGACATTGAAGATTCGAGAGGTGTATCATGGAAAAATAGAGGAAAGTTAGTACTTGGAAAATATCGCGACGGTGCTACTTGTGAGATACTTTTTGAACATAACGAGCGGTTCAAGAAAATTTGGGATTACGGATATACAAATGCAGATAAACCTTTTTAAAAAAAATAGTATGAAAACAATCGAAGAAGCAGCAAAAGATATTTTAAGATGGAAATATAGTGATTTTGATAAGAATGAATTGCATTATAAATCTGAGCTTGAAATGTTGTTACAGATGTCTAAACTTGTACAGCGTTGGATTCCAACTAATGAAGATGAAATCCCATTAAATGAGTATGTAAATTTAAAAGATGATGAAGGATGTATCCTTGCCTTTAAATTTGACTCAGAAGTCGAGCGAACACAACTTTTAAGGACTAACCCAGCTACCCACTGGCGCCCAATAAACCTCAAATAACATGCTAAGCAAAGAAATTGAAAAATATATCGGTAAGCGATACGAGCGATGGCTTGATTATGCCAGGTACCACTGTGGCCTTTGCGGAATAGTTGACGAGTCGGAAGATGTTTTAAATGAGGTAGTGCTATCGCTGCTTAAAAAGTCGGAAGTAAAGCTCGAACAGTTGTTTGCTAGTAAAAAAGGCCAATACACGGAACTAGATTTCTATGTGCTGCGTATGATAAAACTAAACGCCAGTTCTCCGACAAGTCCTTACCAAAGCAAGTACAAAGCGATACCGGTAGATATCAATGTCGATTACTCAAGGCTTGAAATTGAAGATTGCTGCGAAGAACAAACAGACCGATCCGGATATGTACTTGAAAAAATGCATGAGCTGCGCACTATTATATTAGAACTTGGCTTCAGTGAGAAAGCAATGGCGCTATTTGAATTTCGCTTCTTTCAGGATGGAGCATTCAAAGACTGGGATGGTGACGAAAGTATAAAAGAACTTTACGACCAATATTCTAAAATAATGGATGTTGTAAAGCGGAAAATTAAAGGAGAATTGATACTATAAACTAACAATATGGAAACACTAAAAAATTATTATGAAACTCGTCTAAAAAACGAATCAATGCCAAATTTTGAGGATTTAGACGAAAGTATTTTAAACAGCATAAAGCGATCTTTTGGATTTGCTGCGTGGAAATTTGAGAAGAGTACTGATAAATTTAAAGAAGCTGTGTTATTAAGTTCGGCTGCAGCTTTAAAAATGTTCCGATCAGTAAATAAAAGACTAGAATTTGATAAACAATTATCAAATCTAAGAGCTATCACCGGTGGAGTTGCATACAATAGCGAAATAAACGAACTTATTGAGTGGTATAGAAATGAGTATGTTATTCGTCCTGAACGATACCCAGGAGATGAAGTTGTGATAAGGCTCATAATTAAAAATCTTTCCAATGGTTATTGTATAACAATAATTGAGGCTATAAAAAACAGTAAAGCGCAACTTGAATGTGAATTATTTATTATTGATAAACAAAGGAATTATATTTAAAACATATACATTAAAACAACTAAGTGAGGAAATGAAAACAAACTATAACGTGGCGCAGCCATGAGCATGTGGCGAAATTGCGGGAGCAAATTTTTCGCACTACGATGAAGCCAATGCGGGATATAACACTTCTAAACGCTGATAACCAGCCACTGATTATGGGTGAGTGTTAGCAGTAGTTTAATTCTTAATCTTTTCGACATGAAAAATAATAACATAGCAACACGGGCAAAAATGTTCAAATCATTACCAATTTCAGATTGGCATCAAATAATCGCTTTTGAGAAAATCGTCAGAAATTATTTAAAAATGAAATTTTATGATAGACAAAATAGTAATAACGCTGAATGATAGCGGTAAATTCGATATAAACATCGGAGATATTCAATTCATAACGGAGCATAATGTAGTGGAAGCGTTACGAACAGTAAATAATTATATCCGAAAATTAGCTCACTTTCCAACGGGACAACATCCAATGAATGCAAATCCAATAACATACGAAGAATTTAATAAAAAACAATCTAAAAACAAAAAATCATGATCACAATTCAAGTTACAGAATGCGAGTTAAATAATATTATTCAGGCACTTACAACTCGTGGAATGAAAAAACAAAAACGTGCCGAACGCTGGGAACAAAAGAAACAAGCTGGATTAATCGTTCCGCTTGAAGTAGCTGATAGTTTTATCACAATCGATAATCATACAGCAAACGGAGTTATTCGACCTTTAATCGAGCGTCTGGAATGCACAAAGGCTGGTCTTTCTTAAAATTACTGGTAACGACTGGGCTAAAAGCATAGCGGGTCTTTAGCCAAATTACGAGATTATCGCAAAATATCGCAATTCCAATAACCTTTATAGAAACCACTTCCGCCCCGCTTGCTATTAGCTTTGTGTTAGGGTCTGTTGTTTCTTTTTATTCAATTTTTTATGGAAAAACAAACATTTATTGACTGCATCGATGCTTTAGATAATCAATATAAACTTGATATTTCAAATGCCGAACTTCTTACTAAAGTTTTTAAAGATTCAACAAGTGGTAATCTTTTACCTGATAATCATTTCCTTACTAATATACTTATACGAATACTGCAAGAGGAATTTAATGATAAAAATTCACACAGTTGGATTGAATATTACTGTTATGAACTTGATTTTGGTCGTGAAAATTGGCGTTTAAAAGCGCATGATGAAAACAAAAACGAAATACCATTATCAAACTCAACTCAATTATATAACCTTTTAACTTCAAAAAAATGACACCAGAAAATTTAATCATTAAAGACGGATTTAGAACTATCCGAATTGATTCTTACATTGAGTACTTAACAAAAAAACCAACTTGTCGAATTACTTGCGCAGAGGAAGCCGAAGAAACTATTAATCTTGACGGTGAATGGGAATGCGATAATCCTGAAGACGCTTCATTTTATGTAAATGTCGAACAAATAGACCAAATCATCTCGAAATTGCAGGAGGCTCGTTCTTTTTTACAATAGCACCTAACAAGTAAATATACGCACCCTTAATACTGCACACTTATGCAAAGCCCTATTGTAACGATACTTACAGAAGAATTTATAACGCAATTCATGCATTTATCAACTGCCGATAAAGCAAAGTTATTGCACGAGTGTGCAGAAGAGTTTATGACTGTCGACGAATTTCAATCACTATCTAAAATGCCACGGCGCACTATCTATGCTAAGTTTGGTACTGAAGAAGTAAGAGGAGTTGAATTTTGCGGTCATAAGTTGATCCATCTGTAATCGTAAAGCCTTGCAGAAATGTGAGGCTTTCTTATATTTTAAAACGAATAATAATACCTGTTTATGCCACGAAAAGGGAAGTACGATAAAGAAATAGTTGAAAAGATATGTTTGTTGATTCAGACTGATAGTTATACTATTGCTGAAATCTGTCAACAAGTATCTATCAATCAGGATACTTACTTTGATTGGCTTAAAAAGAAGCCCGAATTTTCCGATGCCATTAAAAAGGCGAAGGGAGAATTTAATGATTTTCTTCTTGCTGAGTGTAAGAAGAGCCTTGTTAAGAAGATACAAGGCTACACCGTTCAAGAAGTAAAATCGGTTACAGTTGACACAAGAAAGCTCGATGACGATGGCAATCCAATCTACAAGCAGAAAGAGAAAACCGTTATTGATAAACATTTTCAACCCGACACGGCTGCTATTATCTTCACCCTTTGCAATCGCGATCCTGACAATTGGAAGAACCGCCAAGAGAATAACGTAACCGGTGATATGACGTTGAAATCCGAACTTGACAAACGATCTGACGAAGAACTGATGAATATTATTAAGAATGGCGAAAAGTAAACGAGACATACTACTTATGCAGGCCGAAGCAGCAATCATTCTGCGAAAGCGTGAAGCCCGGAGTGATTTCTGGGCTTTTTGCATGTATTATGACCTCAAGTTCTTTTCAAAACGCCCGGTTCTGAAAATCGTTGCAATGGCATTAATGCTCGTTTATGGGGCTTATTGTGATAAAAAGATATATCGCCTTGCTGTGAGTCTTCCACCTCGTGCCGGAAAGTCTTACATTATGTCACTTTTCGTAGCATGGATGCTCGGGCATTTTCCCGAAGAAAGCGTAATGCGTAATACATGTTCAGATACGCTTTTCATTAAACTATCCTACGACACTCGCGATATTGTAAAGTCGCGACGATTCAATGAGATATTCCCGGAGATCCAATTGAAATCAGACAAACAAAACGTTCATGGGTGGAGCCTTACCAAAGCCCGACAAGTGAGTTATTTTGGTGCGGGCGTTGGTGGTACGGTTATCGGGTTCGGGGCTTCGATGTTGGCCGTAACCGATGACCTTTATAAATCATTGGAAGAAGCCCTGAGCGAAACGAATAACGACAAAGTGTGGAGTTGGAAGCAAGGAACGCACGATTCACGTTATGAGGGTAACTGTTGTTCCATTGACATTGGTACCCGTTGGAGCGAACAGGATGTTCTTGGCCGGCTTGAGGCACAAAATAAATACGATCAAATCATTCGTATTCCGGCATTGGATGAAAACGACCAATCTTTTTGCGAGGACGTGCATACAACCGCCTACTATCACGAATTGCGCGACGATACGGATGAAAGCATTTGGAATGCTGAGTACATGCAAAATCCAATTGAGGCCAAAGGATTGTTATTTCCTAAATCCGAACTATCATTCTATAAAAAGGCAGATCTTAAAGGCGTTCCCGATGGGGTGGTGGGTGCATGTGATGTGGCCGATACCGGGGACGATGATTTTAGTGCTCCATTTGGTAAGATTTACGGCGAAAAGATATTCATTTCAGATGTGTTATTTACCAAGGATGCAGTTGAGTCAACAGAACCACGGCTGGCACAACTTATCATTGATACCAAGTGCGACAAGATCCGTATTGAAAGCAATAACGGCGGTCGTATTTTCTCGCTGGCTGTACGTAAAACGGTTATTGCTACCAATAAGCTAAACAAGTGCGAGATACAAGCAAAGCATACATCTAAGAACAAAGAAACCCGCATACTTATGAAGTCGGGTTGGATAAAGAAACATTGTATTTTCCTTGCTGAGAGCGAATACGCTCGCGATAGTGAATATGCTAAGTTTATGAAGTCGCTGACAACTTACATGCGAATAGGTTCAAACAAGCACGATGATGCGCCGGATAGTTTGACAATCTTAGCCGAATACATTGAAAGTATTGGCATAAACATTAAACATAAACCCCGCCCTGTAGCAAGAGGAGTTGGACTAGCGAGATAAAAAGGAGGATGAAAGTCTTCCTTTTTATATTTTAGGATAAACCAATTTCACATGAAAATAGACGATATCCTAGCGCTTCCTTTCTCCGATGTTATTTCAAGGCTTTGTGTTGATAGCTTTCAATCGAGAGGTGAAATAACCGAGCGCGACCCGAAATCATATTTGGAAGAGTATAATGGAAAGCGTGTCCGTAGATCGACATCAGTAGATAAACGAGAGGATAAGCAGGCTGATGTATTCTCCGAAACCGAAAAGGATGCAGAAGGTAACGCCATTAAGACCGGAACTAAACCGGTGTTTGTTGCTAAGATTCATACCAATATCCCAAAGAAAATAGTTCGTGTAGCCAATGCCTTTCTGTTTGGGGGTGAAATGAAAGTAGAGGTCAGTGATTCTAACGATGCAAGCGAGTATTTCAAGACCTTATTCGTTGATCAACTGAAAATGAAATCAGTGCTTTCGCAGTTTGCCCGCACTGTAATGGTGGAAACTAAATCAGCGATGCACTTCTTTCCTAAAAAAGTAACGGTAAACGGTAAAGAAGAACTACAGATAGGTGTTCGAGTTCTTTCCTACGAAAACAGCGACTTCTACAAGCACACTAACGAATTTGGTGATATGGATGCTTTTGTTCGTAAGTACAAAGCCGAAGGAGAGGACGGAAAGCAACATGATTACGTTTGGATTCAAACAGCCACAAAGGAAATAACAGCTGTTTCAGATGGTGGAGAATGGGCAACAGAGGAAAAGCCTAATCCTGCCGGAAAAATCACAGTTGTGTACGCCGAACAAGATACTCCCGAATGGGAAGATATCGCCACTACACTTGATGCACTTGAAATGCGTATTTCCCGCCTTATTGATACAAATGATTACTTCAGTGAACCAATACTAAAGAGCTACGGAGTTACGGCCTTACCAACAAAGAATACAGTTGGTAAAACCATTGAATATCCGGTAAGTGTTGACCCCGATAGTGGAAAAGAGTATCACGGTGATGCTGATTACCTCGTATGGCAACAATCCATTGAAAGCACTAAGCTGGAAATTGACGAGCTAAAAGGCGAAATACACTCCGGAACTTCCACCCCTGATATTAGTTTTGAGAACCTGAAAGATATTGGCGCAATCACTGGTATAGGAATGAAGTTCATGTTTATGGATGCCTACATCAAATCAATCGAGAAGATGGAGATATTCGGGCCAGCTGTACAGCGTTCTGTTTCTGTTATCAAAGCTCTGATTGGCAATGTGGCACAAAAACAATATAAATCAAAACTTGATACAAATAATATCAAAGTTAGTTTCCGCTCTATATTGCCGGATGACTTGAAAGAGTACATTGATATTCTGAAAGCGGCCAATGGTGACAAGCCTATCAATGCGAGTGAAACGATAACCGCACTTTCTCCATTCACCAAGGATGCAGTGGAAGAGGTAAAGAAAATCAATGACGAGGCTATTGCTGAAGTTCAACGTAGTTCAATGATTGGTACAACATTGCAATAATCACACTAAATAGTTCAAAATGGATAAAGTAAATTCAACAGCACAAATGGAATTTCAAGTAACATTGAAATTAAATGAAAAGGAAGCTCGTGCCTTAAATGCAATCACACTGTATGGAACTAAGGAATTTCTAAAAGTATTTTATGAGTGTTTAGGAAAACACTATTTGCAACCGAATGAATCGGGCGTGGAAAGTCTTTTCGCAACGATAAAAGAAGAATTGCCAAAGCATATTTCTAAATTCGACAAATGTCGCGAAAAATGGATAGCTGAGTCTTCAAAATAATAGCCGTATGTCCCTACTATCCTCACACGACCAACAACACCTATCCCGCATGTTCGCACAAGAGCAGCGGGTTAATGGTTTGTATACTCGTTTTATTTCCTCGGTGGCTCCTGAGCTACGCAAATGGAAAGATAGCGGGCGTACGAACGTGTGGTTGCGTAATTCGGCTATTGAGAACCTGATTGATAAACGCCTAATTGAATTTAAAACCCTACTTGAGAACGAAATTAAAAACGGATCGCTAAGAGCATGGGATTTGAGCGACGAAAAGAACGATCGATTGGTTGAAAACTACATTAAAAACTTGTCAATATCCGAAACAGCAAAGAATGGGATGTTCGTCCGCAATGCTGATGCACTCGCAGGCTTCCAGAATAGGGTTGAAAATGGCATAACGCTATCTGATAAGGTGTGGAATATCACTCAGCAGACAAAAGGCAATGTAGAGCTTTATTTGCAGTCGGGTGTTGGAACCGGTCAAAGCGCTGAAACGATTAGTCGTGATATAAAACAACTCCTCAACGAACCAGACAAAGTTTTTCGCAGGATCCGCGACAAAAACGGTAATCTGATTCCTAGTAAACCCATGAAAGACTATCACCCGGGTGCTGGTACTTATCGCTCTTCGAAAAAGAATGCAATGAGGGTGGCAGCTACCGAAACAAACATGGGATATCGTGTGGCAGATAGTGAGCGGTGGAAGAACCTGGACTTCGTGCTTGGATTTGAAATAAAACGCTCCGGCAATGGTGGTCCGTGTTCGGTTTGCGATTCACTCAAAGGTAAATATCCAAAAGGATTTATCTTCAGCGGTTGGCATTCGTGGTGTATTTGTTTTGCTGTTCCTATTTTGATGGGACACGATGATTTTGCAGACTTCTTGCTTAGCGACACTATCCCATCCAATCAATTGATTACCGAAATACCAAAAGGCGCTGAAGAATGGCTGGCTGCCAATGAGAAGCTGGTTGAAAAATCGTACTGGAAAAAGGCGAATACTGAAATCATTAAGAACGGAATAACTCCAATTGAGAAACAAAAAGCACCTGCTAGTGTTGTTATAAAAGAAGTAAAAGCGGTTCAACAGATTGAAAAGATCCCTGTTGAACAGACTCCTAAAGTTGAAAAGGCTAAAAAAGTAAAGCTTACAGAGTCTGATTACAAAAAAATAACCGAACATTACGAAGGTTATATGGATGAAGCAGATTTCGATATGTTGAAAGCCGGTAAATCGATAGGGCTAAACGATAACGAAACAAACTTGATGTATAACTATTCTGATAGGCTTTATAAAACGCTAAATCAGGAAATATATACAGGGAACAAAACGGATATGACCGACTTTGTTGTTGATAGAATGAATGCGACTATGGACAAACTGAAGTCTTACAAAGGAAATACTTTCAGAGGTATGAACGTTGATAATGCCGAGCAATTCGTCTCCCAGTTAGAATCAGGCGAAACGTTCAGGTTTGACACTTTTACATCTTCGTCTAAAGACATGAATGTTGTTCAGGACTTTTTAGACTCAAGAAAGGAAAAGGTAATATTTAGCATTGAGTCAAAAACTGGCAAGGAAATCGATAAACTTTCAATGGTTCCTGAAGAACAAGAGGTATTATTCAAAGCCGGCACTAAATTTAAGTTTATATCGAAAAACAAAATGGGTGATACAACTTACGTAAAAATATCAGAATTATGAAATCAGACAAATTTTCTCAGCCAATAAAGATTGTCATCGTAAAAGACGATAGTAAATCACAGGATAATGTTCCAAAAAAGGATTAATATTAATTTTATATCTAAAAAGAGGTTGTCAGCAATGGCAGCCTCTTTTTTTTGTGACCGAAAATCATTTTACCAACTATATTTTAATAGAAAAAAGTATTATGAAAATCCTAGCACTAATCAAAACAGCGTGTACTACCGCAGGGGTGGACGAAAAACATGCTGAACGCATTCAAAAGCTTTTTAAAATTGACAAAGAGGAAGGGATTGATAGTTTCGTCGCTCTTTTCAAAGAAAACGTATTACCTGCTGTAGTGGAAGCCGAAACAACGGCTAAAACCAATGCAGAGAAAGCAGCCAAAGAAACTGCAATCACCGAGTACGAAACTACTCACAAACTAAAGGATGGGAAACCTGTTGAGGATCCTGACAAAAAAGTAGAAACCGTAATTACTGATACCATGGATCCAGCACTTAAAGCAATGCAGGAAAGCATTGAAAAACTTACCGGAATTGTTACCGGTGTTGTAAAAACATCTACCAATGCTCAGAAATTGGAAAGTGTGAAAGCTAAACTAGCTGGAAAAGTCGAAGCTAAGTACATCGACCGCGTTGCCGGAAAGGTGGATTTGGACGCCGAAGATTTGGATGCTGCTATTACTGCTCAGGTAACTGATCACACTGAGTTTGTGCAGTCGCTAATGGTTGATATGGTAGGCGATAATTACGTACAACCAACCGGAAAACCTGCTGGCGAAAAGTCAGTTGAAGAATGGGGTAAAATAATGAACAGCGATAGCACTGTTGCCGTCGGAACTGTAGATTTGGGACTAGGTAAATAATTTTAATTTTAAAAAATCATGTACAGAAAAAAAGAAACTGAATTTCAGTATGCTCCGGGGATTGAGTCAATCCTTGAAGATGTTACAGGCGGTGGTACCATTGCTCGCGCTGACGTAAAAGCGGTCGTTGATGAGCTTCCTCCTCTTGTTGTTGTGGGTAAAGATGCCAATGGTCTTTATCATGTTGTAAAAACTGCTAAAGTACAAGCTATTGCTGCTGCCGATGCAGTTGCATATCGTGTAGAAAAAGGTCATTTGTTTGTAGTTGGTGATATCGTTACTAATGGTGGCGCTCTTGCAAAAGCGGCTCAAACTATTACTGCAATTGATAAAGCAAATGCAGCTTACGATACCATTACGCTTGGCGTAACAATCGCTGCTGCTACAGTTGGTGATATCCTTGTTTTAGCAAATGCAAATACTGCTGCCGGAAGCGCTGCATTCAAGTATGTTCCTTCGGCTATTACCATGAACAAAGTAAATACTACTGTTGCCAATCAACAGAGTGGGTTGCTTGCCAATGGTACCGTTATCGAATCGGTTATGCCGTATCCTATTGACGAAGCCATTAAGGCCAAGTTGAACATTCGTTTTGTGTAAGTCAAACCCTTTAAAATAAACAAAAAGTGGAAAGAAGTTTAATCAAACAAGTGAATTCCAAAAACATGGAAGCACGTTTAAGCGCTAGAACCGTAAAACCTGTATATTTTCCTAACTTTTTCGGAATCAAACAAAAGACTTCCCTTAAATGGGAAACTCTGAGCGGTGAAAAGGGTGCGCCTGTTATTGCCGACGTAATCAGCTACGATGCCAAGGCTCCTCAAAAGAAGCGTGAGATCGTAGGTAAAATGTCCGGAGATATTCCTAAAACTGCCATCAAACGTGGTTTGAACGAAAGTGAGTGGAATGAGTACCAAGCGCTAGCTCGCGACGTGCAAGGTGATGCAGGATTGAAAGCAATTTTGGACTTGGCATTTAATGACCTTGACTTTGTGTACAACGGTGTACGTGGTCGTTTCGAATGGTGGTGTATGCAATTGATGTCAAAAGGTGGTTTTACCTTGAGTTCTGATAATAACAATGGTATTGTTACTGAGGAATTCGTTGGATGTGGAATGCCAGTAGCTAACAAGAAAAAAGTTGCTACAAATTGGGCTACAACTGCTACCGCTAACGGTCTTCAAGACATTGAAGATACAATCGTTGCTGCTGCAGCTGACGGCGTATCAATCAGCTACGTTGTAATGCGTTCAAGTGATTTCAGTTTGTTGAAGAAACAAAAATCAACTGTCGACACCCTTAAAGGTTGGGTAAACAATACAACCAAATTGACTGTAACAAAACAAGTAATCAATGATTATTTGGCCGCACAGGAAAAACCGGTTACTATTGTGATTATTGATCCTTCTGTACGTATTGAGGACAAAGCTCACGCTCGCACCACGATCAACCCATGGGAAGCAAACCGCGTTTGTTTCTTGGAAAATCTTCAAGTTGGAGATATTCAACACGGACCAATTGCAGGTGAAAATTCGGAAGCTTACAACAAGTTAGCTATTACTGTGAAGAAAGATTTTGTACTTACTTCTAAGTGGAGCGAGCTTGAACCATTCAAAGAATGGACAAAAGCCGAAGCGAATGCTATACCGGTAATCAATGATCCTGAAGCAATGTACATCTTGAAAACAGATGGTACAGATTGGGATTCTAACGACACCGAGGCAACCGATAAACCTGAGTAGTAGCAGATGACTATAGCAGAAGCCATATTATCTTTTCCGGGGTTGGAGGATACGTCCGCTAACTTTCTGACCAAAGTACTTACTGTCCGCTCCATAGTTGGAGCGGACGAGTACAGTGCTTCGGTAGATACGAAAGTGAATCTGTGCGCTGCTGACTTGTACGCCTTTGTTGGGAATCGTCCTGACTTTTCAGAAAACAAGCTTTCAGAAACCTATCCACGATCGTACTACATTAGCACTGCAAGGTCTTTGTATAACGCTAACGGAGAGCCGGAGAAAGCAAGTGCGCTGAATAAAATAGTTGTTCCACGAGGTAAAGCAAATAGTTCATGGTAAGATACCCACATACAGCAAAAGTTATTGTCGATAGTGGTTCTATGGTAGACGGTGAATGGATAGCCGGACCGCCTACAGAATCAACCATAGCGGGAAGATATGAAGCCTTAAGCACTAACAACATTATCAGGCATAATGCAGCCGGAAATGAAGTGATTGTACAAGGTGAGTTCTACACCAAGGAAAAGCCGGTTCCAGGAGTTTCGAAAATCGAAATTTCAGAGATTGGTATAAGCAAACCAATTATTTGCTGGACTCCGTATCAAACCCATTCAGTGATTAGCGTATGAACCTGGACCCATTGTTTTCGAGTAGTGATTTAGATCGTTGGACTTCCATTTTTCAGAAGAAGGCAAACGAAAAAATCTATACATTACTTCAAGCTGCCGGAGAACAGTTCGTAAAAATAGCTCGGGAAGAAGGGAGCTATAAAGACCGTACCGGAAACCTGAGAAGCTCCATTGGATATATCATTGTTTCAGATGGGTCGATACTTGATTCTAATTTTCAGAAATCGGGTAAAGGCACTGAAGGGGACAAGGGTATTGAAAGCGGAAACAGAATTGCGAAAGAAGTTGCAAAATCCTACAATAATGGAATGGTTCTGATTGGCGTTGCCGGGATGAATTATTCAGTTTTTGTGGAAGCAATGGAAGGACTTGACGTTATCACCGGTGCAAGTATTCAAACCGAACAGTGGATGAAAAAAGCCATTCAATCAGTATTTAAAAAAGCGGGTAATGGATGAATTTGATGTAATCGATGCTGTTTACAATGTTGTGAACGCAGCCAATACAGGGCTTATAGTTTATAAAGACAGTTCTAAGACTGGAGAAACAACAAATCACATTGTGATAAATAATCTTCAGTTCAATGAACTTGATTATATCAACGTAGTTCCGGTAAACATCAATATCTTCATTAAGCTTGCCGATAATGGAATGGTTGACCGTGCTAAAATGAAAACAGTAAAGCGTGCCGTTCGAACTGCCTTAGATGGCCTAACCAATGTTAGTGGAAAGTATTTGTCGCCTGAGATTTCATTCAGTGCCAGAATACCGGAAACCAAACAAGGATTTGATTGTATAAATATCAGAGTATTAATATCAACAGATAAATAAAAAATTATGCCAGAAGTAAAACCAATCGCCATGGGCGTAGGCGCAATGCGCTATGGAACTGTCGGTGACGGGGCTCCAGCAACAGTTTTTACCGAACTTCCATTGCCAACAAAAGGCTCGGTTGTATTCAATTTTTCTGACCCTAAAGAGGTCAAGATTGAAACAGAAGGAAGTCCTGATCCCTTGTATTCGTTGTTTGTGAAAGACACAACCGATTTTATTGAGTTCAGTATCCCAACTCCAAGTAATGACCTTATCACAATCCTCGCTGGAGGTGTTCACGACACTACTACAGGGAACGATGAGTGGCAAGAGCCGACTTCGGTACCGGATATAAAAAAGACGTTTCAGTGCGAAACCGAAGTTCACGATGGTAAGAAAGTAATTTACACCATTGTGAATGGAAAGATTATGGCTAAGCTTAGTCAGGCTCCAGGATCTGATAAACCTGAATTGCTTTTAGTCCGTGTTTACAAACAAGCAGCAATTACTGCAGCCGGAGTTCGTAAATATGCGTTCTCAAGAAAAGTGGTAGCAGTAGTGTAAACTACAAATCATTAAACAAAAAATCCTCTGCAAATAGTTTGCAGAGGATTTTTTTAGTTATTAGAATTGCCTATTCGACCACCAACATCTTTGTATTTTTTGAACCGGTTAGTTTTGGTTGGATCATTGAAATCGGGTAGGTCTACCCATTCAAAGTCTTTGCCTTCAACTTCTCCGTTTTCAGTATTAGTGTCTGCATTGCGTTCGTTCCACATGTAGCTGTATTCTGAAAGCATGCACTGAAGTAGTGAATAGCTGCTATCTAACGTTTGTTCGTGCGTATATCCAAATGCTTCATTGCAGTTCACAAGGAACATAAACATACTTACCGGTTGGTCCAGCTTTCGAGGTTTTTTTGAGCGGCTATTAACTCCGGCTCTGTCAATGGACTCACGTTCCTCAATGTCGTGATAGAGTTGTAAAAAGGGTTGTAGCCGACCCGGTAAAGTACAGCATTCAGCAAAATATAAATATCCTTCCAGATACTATTGTCTTTCAGTACTTCCCGAAACCATGCCGGTGGATCCGTTTTTTGGTTATGTATACCAATGCAGATAATATCAAACAGTAGTTCGTCATATTTTGCCATTAGCTGAATTAAATCATACTCCGGGATAACCTTTCCTTCCACTTCCAGCAGCGCTTCAAAATCTTCTTTTTCAATTCGCAATATCAGCGGTTTGATAGCGAACCATGTGCGGGTGGTGAGTGGATTGATAGTTATAATATCATCGAGTACTTGCCCTTCAGGGACGCTCGATTTGTCGGGGAAATCGAAAGGAATACGCACCGGCTTTTCGGTGATCGTATCGGCTTCGAGTTGAAAAAGAAATTGTACACTCATAGATTGATTTTCAACTAAAATATATTCAAAAAAAATGAGAAACTATATTTTAAAGTAAAATAAATTCACCTTTTAAGTTGTAAACGCCTATGAACCTCGATCTGTACTGGGATAACGTATTAAAATCCTTTCTGTATTCGGTGTGGATAACAGCATTAGCCATAATTAGTCCGATATATTATGTTTTCATAGTCCTTTTTATTTCGTGGTTGGGAAATTTCTTAATGGGAATGAAAACCGATAAAAAAGCGAATAACACAGAGTTTAGTATTACAAAGGCTTTTGATTCGATTAAACAAATTGGCTTTTTCGGGATGGCAGCCCTATTTATTTACCTTATTCCACGACTTATGGGTGACGAGTGGCTAGGGAAGAAAGGAATTAATGCAATCACCTACGTAGTTTCTTACTACTATCTCACAAATACATTTCGTAACGCAAAACTATATTGGCCGAAATCGCAACCTATAGCGCTCATATACGAAGTACTTACAACGCAGATATTTTCTAGTTTAAAACAATATATAGGATTGAAAAATGAAAAAAACTAACATTTTTATAGAGCGCTGGAAAGCAAAATCGCCCGCTTTCTTCAAAAAGTTGAAAGGCTATGCGCTTTCTGTTGGGGGTTCTGCTGCTGCAGTACTTGTCACTAACGGTACCATGTCGCTCAACCTCAATCAAACCCTAATCAGTGTACTTGGCTATGTCGTTGCAGCGTGTGTAGCAATAGCCGGAACTGCCAAACTAACCAAGGAATAATCATGAAAATCAAAGAAACACCTATTGACAAAAGTCAGTATTACCCAGAAGTTGAGGTAAAAAATCAAATTGTATTGCACCATACAGTAAGTAACCCGGAGTCGGCCATTGGTGATATGGACTCGTGGAAATCAGACACAGCTCGCATTGCTACCTATGCTATTATTGGCATTGATGGAACAATAAACAAGTGCTTTCCATCGAATCAATGGGCGCACCATATTGGCGTAAAAGAAGCCGATTTAAAGAAAATGAAGTTTGAGGATTTTGCAGAACGTAATCTGATACTCAATAAGCATTCTATTGGCATTGAGTTGGATTGTTGGGGCGGGCTTACCGAAAAGGACGGTGTGTATTTCAATGCCTACGGAAAACCGATCAGCAATACACTTGAAGTGGTGAAATGCAATTGGAGAGGGTTTAAATACTTTCAACGCTATTCATTCGCTCAGATTCAAGCCTTGGCCGAATTGCTTCCTATCCTTATGAAAGCCAATGGCATTAAAAACTACGGTATCAGAGACGGTAATTTTGATGTTCGTAAAGATGCGCTACAAGGTGTGAGCGGAATTTTCTCTCACAGTAGCTATAGGGCTGACAAGTCCGATTTGTTCCCGGATGAACGCATTGTATCACTTCTAAATAATTTGAACGTATGACAATCCAACAATCCCGGGAGATACTGATTAATTACAACAATTGGAGACGTGGTGCTGAAATAGAACAGCCTGACCCTAAAGAAATAGGGAAAGCAATTGATTTAGTTACTGAATTTTTAAAAGATAAATAATCATGAAAGACTTATTCAACGCCTACAAGACGAAAATAATTATTGGCGCACTATTCATACTTGCATTTGCCATTGGGTTTGCGACTATTCACATGGACAGTTGCTCAAAAGCCAAAGTAACGACCAAAGTAGATAACGCCATTGCAGCCGATTTCAGAGCCTCGATAGTTGATTCGGTGCAAACGGCTGAACTTTGGAAGAAAAACCTAGAGATTGACAGCGTGAAAGCCGAAGAGGCAAAGAAAACGGTTGACGCACGAACTAGCGCAGTGTATTGGGAGAAGATAGCTACTAAACGTGGAATATCGGCTACTAAATACAAAAATAAAGCAGATAGCCTGTCACAATATGCTGGTGAAGAATGTAAGCCTTTCTTAGATGCATACAGACAAGCCAATGACTCACTAAAGTCTGAAAACGTAGCACTTGACAGCACAAATCTAAAGCTGAACATTGAGGCAGAAAGCTACAGCCGGCAATTGTATTTATGCGAGCAACAGAACGTAATTAAAGACACCATTATTGCCAGTAAAGTGCGATTGATAGCCACTAAGGATAATACTATTGCCGTACAGAAGAAAGCCCTCAACAAGAAAGAAAGCATCTTCAAAAAGGCTGAAAAGTGGGTGTATGGGGTAGTTGGTGCGGTAGGGGCTATTTTGATAATGAAGTAAACGTGTTTTTGATTTATATTTTTATTTGTAGTTGCCTTTCTAGCTCAGTTGGTAGAGCAGATGTTCACTCCAATGTTCATCGGGTCGTACGTTCGAGTCGTATGGGAGGCTCAAAAATATGCAGGGTGGAGCAGTTGGTAGCTCGCAAGACTCATAATCTTGAGGTCGGTGGTTCAAGTCCATTCCCTGCTACATAACCCTGAAGAGAGCTTCCTGCGTTGATAGATTTACAAGGATTTATGAAAGAACGGTTGTCCAAACATTTGATTGAACAAGAACTAAGATATTCGATTTGGACTATAGCATAAGGGTGGGTAAATAAGGAGCAGGAAGCAAAGAAACACAGCCAATCCGAAATGCTGTGAATTTTCGGAATATGCCTACATAGTATATAAAATTAGTGGTTATTTGAATGATGATTTTGTCAAAGATGTGTGATTTCGTAGTTTGAGTTTAAATTGTTAGGGAAAAGTCTTCGTTGTGAAACGAGGACTTTTTTTGTGCAATTATATTTTAGTATAAACGCTGAAAAATGGGTATACAAAATCAAGATGGAGCATTGTTTTTCGCCTCTGGAATAGACAATTCCGGGCTACGAAATGACGCAAAAGAAGCCTCAAATATAATCAAGAGCTTTAGCACAGATGCCGTTAAAGAGGGCGATAAAATGAAAGATAGTTTTGCCGGTGTAGGTACTGCTCTCGGTGCTATTGGTGGTACTGCTGCGCTCGGCATGCTCGGAAAGGATATTCTTGACACTACAGCCAAGTTTGAGAAGTTCGGAATAGTCCTTCGCAATACGCTTGGAAACGATGCCGGAAACGATGCACTTGACATGATTGCAAATTTTGCTGCTACAACTCCATTCCAATTGGATGAGGTGACAGCTGCCTTTATAAAAATGGCAAACCAGGGCTTTGTTCCCACCCGTGAAGAACTTGTAAAGCTCGGCGACCTTGCCAGCTCCACCGGTAAATCATTCGACCAGCTAGCCGAAGCACTTCTCGACGCACAAACCGGACAGTTTGAGCGATTGAAAGAGTTTGGTATCAAAGCGTCTGCCAATGGCGATAAAGTTACATTCTCGTTTAAAGAACAACAAACAACAGTTGATAACACCAACTCAGCTATTCAAAAGTATATCCTTTCACTTGGTGAGCTCCATGGTGTTGCCGGAGCAAATGCAAAGATTTCAGAAAGTCTCACCGGGCAGATTTCGAACCTTGAAGATAAGTTGGCTGCCATGTACAACGAAATGGGTACAGCTAATAAAGGTGTACTTTACGATGCTGTAGGTTTGGGTTCGATGCTTATTGAAAACTACGAAACAGTAGGCAAAGTAATAATTGGCCTAGTTGGTACCTATGGAGCGTACAGAGCCGGACTTATCATTGCCAATGTAGCTGAACAGGTAAGCATTGCCAACAAAGCGCTGGCCGTTGCTGCTAATGGTGGACTTATTGCTGCAAACGTAACGCTTACCGCCTCCGAAATTGCCGAAATATCAGCGTTGGAAGTTCGCACAGCTGCACAAAGTTTACTCAACAAAACAATGCTTACTAACCCTTACGTTGCTGCTGCAGTCGCGATAGCTGCATTGGCAGGAGGAATATATTATTTAGCTACTCGTACAACTGAAGCACAAAAAGCCCACGAAAAACTAAACGAAACGGCTCAAAATACAGAAACGTCTATCCGTGGGGAAGTAATACAGGTCGATACGCTATTTGCTAGGCTTAAAGCAGCCAAAAAAGGCACTGATGAGTATAAGAGTGCCAAGGATGCTATTATGTCGCAATACGGCCAATATCTGAAAGGATTAGGCGATGAAAAAACAGCTTTGAATAACGTTGCACTTGCTCAGCGAACCATTACCGATGAAATAATTAAATCAGCGCGTGCAAGAGCCATGACAACGGCCACGGCTGACGCTTCAAATGATTTGGCAAAAACACAAGGAGACGTTACCGCAAAAGTAAAAGCTCTTATTGATGCTAAATTTGGGAAAGACAGCAAACAATCATTGGAACTTTTAGCTCAAATTAAGGGCGTAATTCAAAATGGTGGATCAGTCAAAGAGTCATTTCTGAAATTATTTGACGAAACAGTTTATCAACAACAAGGTCAGTTTGGTGGAACTACTACATACGTGGATAATGAACTAAAAACACTACTTGGAAAGGCAAAACAAGCAAAAAATCTTTTCAATGAAATAAATAAAGACGCTGAAGTAAAATTTGGATCTGCTACTACTCAATCGGTAGTAAAAGAAAAACCTACCGTTTCAGAAACTCCGGCACAACTCAAAGCACGGTTAGCAGCTGAGAAGAAAGCCCGCATTGCTGCCGAAAGGCAAGCTCAGAGAGAGGGAGACGGAGAGTACAATGCTAAACAAGACTTGCAAGGGTTATTGTTGGACTTACAAAACCAAACGGCAAACCTTCTGCTTAAAAACTCGGAAGATAATCTTCAAACACGGCTTGCACAAATTGAGCTTGAAAAAAACGAAGAGGTTCAGAAAGTAACTGATAAAGAGGTTTCAATAATCGATGCCTATAACAAAGCACACCGTGGGGATAAGAATTTTAAACCCCTTTCTACTGATTCGGGAAGTATTCAAGCCTCGATTAATACAATTGATCCTGCACTTGGCAAAAAACTAGGTGCTGCCGAACTTGATGTAGTAAATGCCTATGGCGAAAAGAAAGCCGAAGCAACAAAATTATGGGGTGAAGAAATGGCTAAAATCGCTTTGCAGTATGCTGATGAGCGTGTAAAGGTTGAGACTAGTTATAACGAAGATATTGTAAAACTAGTGCAGAGTGGAGAATTAGCTGCTGCCGGTATTGCTACGATGGAACGTGACAAGAAAATAAGCGAACTTACAGCTGCTAAAATTCAAGAAACTGACCTTTACAAAGCTGCTACCAACGATAAACTACAGGCTTCTAAGGAAACTACGGCCATTCTTATTGCTGATATCAAAGAGAGAATAATTGCTGAAGAAGCTGCCGGGAAACTATCATCTGAAACGGCAAAGAAAATGCTTGCTGATATTAATTCAGCTCAAAAAACGGTTGCTAATGACAAAGATAAAAACAACCCATTTGCTTTGTTGGGAAATGCCTTTAGTGGAAATAGTAAAGCTCAAGCAAATTTAAAAGCAGGTAAAGCTGATCCTAAAACAACAACTGCTGATTTAATAAAATTAGAGGATGCGGCATCTAAAGCAAAGGATGAACTTATTGCATCAGCTAATGCAGCAGTATCGGGGGCTCAACAGATTATAGGAAACGTTATTGGAGGCCTTGGCGACCTTGGTCTGCTTACAGAAGAGCAGTCAAAAACAGCGAATGAAGTAGTTGGGATGGTTAGTGGAGCTGCAAATTTAGCCATTGGTATTGCTTCGGGAAATCCTATGCAAATCATTCAGGGTTCTGTTGATATGCTTGTTAATGGGTTTAAGCTTTTCGACTCCAAAACAAAGGCGGCTGAAAAGGAGATTAAGAAACAACAGGGGCTTATCGATTCGCTGAAGAAATCGTATGATGATTTGGAGGATTCCATCACTAAAGCATTTTCTACTACAAAGGCTCAGTTGGTAACTTCCGAAATGGAAAATTTGAAAGCTCAGAACGAAGCAATCACAAAGCAAATAGCTGCTGAGAAATCAAAGAAGAAAGTAGATAGTGGTGCTATTACAAGTTACGAGGATACTATTGATGCCAATAAGAAAAAGATTGAGGAACTAAAAGATTCGTATATCGAAGCCCTGACCGGCACCGATGTAATGTCGGCTATTGACTCACTCGCCAATGCCTATGCAGATGTGTGGACAAGCGGAGAAGATCAAGCAAAGAAATCATTTGAAGTTGTAAGGGGTTGGATAAAAACCGCTTTGATTGATCAACTTAAAAATAAGCTGCAACCTGAAGTTACCGAGATCATGAACTCCATTGCTTCGGCCATGGAAGATGGCACCATTTCCCAATCAGAGCAGGCAGCTATTGACGTACTTACCAACGCACTCGACGCCAAAGCGGCTCAATACAAAAACGCGCTCGATCCGTATTTGGAAGATTCGAAGAAATCAGGCGTAACCGGACAACTTTCGGCAGCTACTACCGAGGCAACGTCTTCACAGCTTGTTGGACTTTGGACGATGACATCGCTCGATATTCGATCCATCAAAGAATGGCTTTTATATGGAAATAAAGTGGATCAGGCTAAAACGGTTGATATAAGCGCTTCAGTTGGGGTAATTATGGAAAATACTCGCAAAATCGAGCTTAATACGAAAAGATCAGCCGATAACACAGATGGCCTTAGCGATTCAATAAAGGAGCTAAAAGACGAACTAACAGCAATTAATAATAACACTAAAGGAACCCGGAGTAGGGGATAAACTATGGAACTAAACTATTTGATAGAAGAATCGAAAGCACTCAAAGGGTGCGCCGATGGCCGCAAACAATTGAAAAAGTCAAAAACAATCGAGGATCTGATTAAAACATTCTACGATAGAATTGATTTTTGCCTGGCAACTAATTTTCCATGTTTGGAATACATGAAGAAGTATCAGGAAGATCTTCTATTGCAAGGTGTATTCGTAGACCGAAAACGTGTGGTTCGAAATCCTGAAAGATTGGTTTTGCTTGGTAAGTGTGATTTTGAGGTTACGCTGACCGATTATGCTGTATCTCGTATTTATGCCAAGCACGAAGCGTTTTTGATTGTCAAAGCTTCGGGTAATGCCTTTGTTGTTATTGATGCCCTGGACGATGCTCAGGTCTTCGTTACAGCCACCGAGAACGCACGTGTGATCGTGAACTTGTATTCTAATGCTACTAGCCGTGGAGAAACCAAACTAAACATAAAAAATAGAGAAACGTATGAGCTATAAACTCAACAATGTGGATATACTTACTTTCGGAGCAATGCCGGTGACAAAAGGTCAGGGCATTGCTCTTGAAGGTATTTTTGATATGCCAAAGCGTAAAGGACAAACCGAGTACAATTGGGGAACTTCTATCGAACCATTTGTAAGCGCCGAAGATATAGAGCTAGACGGGCGGGAATTGGGGCTAAACGTCGTTATTCATGCCTCAGACAAGCAAACCCTTGTAAATCGAATAAACGCCTTTAAAACGGCCTGTATTGACTGTACTGTATTGTCGTTCGATTTCGATAGTTTCAATGTGATTTGCCGATCGGATATAAAAGTAGTTGAATATGATTTGGTAGCTACCATTAGCGCAAGTTTTTGGCAAAATATATACGTTCAAAAGCCATTGACAGTAATTGCATCTGATTCCGGATCGTTTCGACTCGATAGCTATAATCTACAGGCTGATTTTGGGCTTACCGTTTCCAAAACAGAAGGACTTCGAGATGTTGCCAATCGCATAGAAATAAGCACTACCGAATTATACACCAAAACACAGTACCGGGAACTACGAAACATTACACTAAGCTGTTTTGCAAAAGCCGATAGTATTTCCCAGCTATACGCCAATATCTGCCAACTGCATTCTCTCTGCTACAAATCAGGGTTTAGAACATTGGTACTACATGACAATTCAAGCATTCAGCTATATTTTAAAGAAGGATTTAAGGCGCAATTTGTGGCTGATAATCTGCTAAAATTCACTCTAAAAGCATCACTCAATGATTAGTATTTATAGGCTTGTAAACGGTATTGAAACAGTATGTTGCTATATTTCAGAAAAAAACGCAACGTACAAAGAGGCTATCATGGGTGTTTGGGAGGTTCAGATTGGTGTAGTTACCGAGTCCGAACTGGATATTCAAACCGGTGATTATCTGAAATACAATGGAGTGAATTATACGTTGAATCGTGATGATGAGTTTACTCAAAAATCGGATGTTGAGTGGGTGTATGATCTTATTTTCGAACATCCGTTGTACACGCTTCTCGACAAACTAATTACCAATCCACTTACCGGGGCTTCTACTTTTCAACTCACAGGGAAGCTCATTGATTTCGTTGATATCGTTGTTTGGAATACCAATAAAACAGTTGCTAATCCATTGGGGATAGACACCGGTTGGACACGTGGAAGCATTGTTGATACCGACTATAAAAACATTTCGTTTAGCTCGGTGAGTTGTCGCGATGTCCTCACCATACTTTCAACCGAATTCAACGTTGAATTTTTACTTGCTAACAAGCAAATAAACTATGTTGAACGCATAGAAAACGCAACAGGATTGACATTTATTCAAGGTAAAGGAAATGGATTGTATGAAGTCACCAAACAAAACGTTGATAAGGGCGATACCATTACCCGCATTTATCCGGTAGGTGGGAATAAAAACGTTCCGAATGCCAATGCCGACGAACAGGGTTATTTGAAACTACCCGAACTATATTTAGAAAATACAAGCGAGATAAAACGGATCGTTGAAAAACGTGTTGTTTTCGAAGATATATTCCCATTCTTTTTGGGATCAATAACCAGTGTAGGTGGTACCAATAGCGCTGAGATTATTTGCAATGATATTGATTTTAATTTGAGTGATATTGCCGTTGGAAGCGAAGCACGTGTAAATTTCCTCACCGGTGATTTGATGGGTTGTTCGTTCGAATTTCAGTGGAATAATGCGCTCAAGAAACTAACACTCATCGAGCAAAAAGACGAAACAGCGCTGGCCGATGCTACCGGGAATAAACCAACTGTTCCAAGTACGCTGAAAAAAGCCAAGGCAGGGGATAAATTCAACTTTACAGGTGTAATTATGCCTGTAACCTATGTGAATAACGCTATCGCAAAACTACGCATAAAAGCAACTGATTGGCTATCGTTTTACAGTCGTAAGCGTATCAAATTCGATGTGCAGATAGATAACCGATGGATGCGAGGAAAAACCGATTTGAAAGCCGGCGATTTAGTAACTATCAAAATACCACAAAAAAATATTGAATCGTTGCTTCGTATTGCTTCGCTTGAAAAGAACTTGGACACCGGTAAGATTACTGCGACAGTTTCAAATTATCTTGACGAGAAGTGGGAAAAGAAAGTGGAAGGTGCATTGTCATCACTTCAAACTACTGTACAAACAGGACTTGCCGGGGTTGGCAATGTAGATATACTTCAAAACAACGATGCTCGTCCGGCTAGTGATAATAACGTAATGTCTTCTCTACGTTCAAAGAGTGAGTTCCTGAGCGCCAA